TGCGCTGCGGGATCCTGAAGAGGAAGCGAGAGAGCCCTGCCTTTGTAAACTGTCGCGAGGTATTTTCCCATGTAGAAGGCGGGAACCTCGACGCCGTTCACTTTGAAGGCGTAGTGCGTAGTGTCAGGGCCTCCGTCGATAACGTCGGAGATCGCGCCCTTGTCGCGTCTGACGTAGATCGAGGGCAGCCCCAGATCGTTATAAATAGCGACATTTGTGCCGCCGCTCAGAAGTCGAACGGCAGCGTCGAAGTCGCTGACGGGTGTCAAGCTGATGCCTGCCATGCTTACACCTCCGCGTTATTGTCGATCAGAGCCCAGAGCACGAGCGTCACGTTCTCCATGTTGAAGGGAACGGGCTCGCCCGCCTCGTTGTAGCTTCTGGCGGGGATGATGACGTTCGCGACGAAGTATTTGGAAGGGCCGGCGATCAGGATGTGATCGTCGTCGATGCAGACGTCGATCTGAACAGCCTCGTCTCTTTCATACTTGGAGAGGTTGAGAGTGATCTCGTCATCTCCGAAGGTGATTTTGTTGTCGTTCACTTCATAGGCGATTTTGGTGCCTTTGTTTTTCTCGATTACGATCATCTTCTTATTCTCCTTTCGATCTCTGCCGTCTGGCGGCTGATTTCACGAGCACACTCGCTCTGCTCTTTGGTTGCCGCGCGAGGGTTTACGCCATACGACGCGAGAACCTTCGCCTCGTGAGCTCTCTGCTCGTCTGTCTTAATGATTACGTTTGCCATCAGATCATCCCTCCCGATATATTGAAGAGGACGACGACGCTGCTCGCCGTTCCGTTATACTTGACTGTGAAGCCGTTGGCCTGCTTTGTGATGGGGATGATGTCTCCTGCGGTACCACCGGTCACGCTCTTGATCTCCGGGATGATGTTGTAGGTCGTTGTGTTTCTCGTGGCCGACTCAGGCAGGGCGACCGAGTTGTCCGTTTCGGAGCCGGTGAGAGTAGCCTCGACGACGAAGACCTCGTTGTTCTTTGCGATGTCGTTGCCGTATCTGCGATATGCCGCATTGAGAGCGGCGAGCGTGTTGGCTTCCAGAGTTCCCGCTTCGAGGTTGTTGAAGTTGGCAGCGTTCATGTCGGTGCCGTCTTGGATGCCTTCGACGTGATCCTGCCAGATAGTAGGCTTATACATGCCTTATACCTCCTGCTCTGTGATAGGCAGTTCGAGCTTGATCAGGACGCCCTGACCTGCTGCCTTTGTTATTTTTTCGGATTTCTGCGCCGCCACCTCTCCGTCGATGTCAATGACTCTCAGTTGGGTGATTGTGCAGGCGGTAGCTGTGAGATCCGCGAACACTGCATGGATGACGATCTTCTCGCCATCCAGCGCTTTTTTCTGGATGGCTCCCGTGTACCACGTGTTACCGACCTGCGCCTCCACTTTGGCGATGTTTTTCATCCACCAGCGGCGACGCTTTTCCAGAAAAGTCTTTGTATAATATGCCATATGCTTGCCTCCTTTAATTGCCGCACTTAGTTGTGCCGCATTTTGCGAGTGTCACGCTGTTGGTGCCAGCCGCATTTGTTACGACCACTCCGGCCGTCACTGCGTCAGCGTTTAGGATCCCGCCGACCACGGCGAGGCGTGGAACTGTTCCGCATTTCTTCGAGGTGAAGAAGTAGGGGCTGGCGGTGTTGCCGGCGACTATCCTGCTGCCGAAGGTGTCGGAAAACCAGACGCCGTCCAGACGGGAGCGCACTGACATGGCCACCTTCGCGATCGCCATGAAGTCTTGCAGCATCGCGTCAGTGACTTGTCTGTGGCTGGTATATACAGAGAAGTGGAACGGCCGCGGGTTGATGTAGCCCTCGTCGTGCCACTCCATAATGAAGCCGGGCGAGAAATACGCGGAGATCAGCTCCTCGACCGCCCACTTCGTTCCGCGGCGGCTATGCACCAGATCGGAGATTTTGATGACTGCTCGCTTGTTCTCCAGAGGAAGGCTGGAGCTGTACCAGTCGATGTCGAGCTCGTAGGCCAGCTCGTCGAGTTGAGCATGGTCGAGCTGGTCGATCTGATCCCAGACGCGGAGCGTCTTGAACTTCTGGCCCGGCTCTTTGATCAGATTGTTGACGGCGGCGCCCAGTCCTTTCACCGCTTCGTCGTCGCGCATAAACTCCGGGAGGAGTTTGAGGATGTCGGCTGTTGATAAACGCATATTATCCACTTACCTCGTGCCTGATCGTTAAGTTGCCGCTGAACTGTGCGATCGTCGTGTCGTTGAGCTCAGTGAACTCCGGACTGGTGATCACGACGCGCGTCGCTCCGACTGCTCCCTCCCATGTGGGTGCATAAATGAGAGTTCTCAGCTTGTCGGGGGTTATGTGACGGCCGAGGACTCCGGCCTGCCATTCGATATACTGATCGACGGCTCCGCCCTCTCCCTCGACCGTCTGGATGCAGGCGCTCTCTTCCGCTGCGGTCGTATAGTATGTCAGCGCGATGTCATACTCGTGAACCTTCGGCGCTTCGACCACGACCGTGTCGGTCAGCGGTCTGACTTCTGAAGCGCTGCATGCTGCGAGCACCTTGGCGAGGATCGTCTCGTCCGGCAGTTCGCCGTTCTCGCAGATCGGGATGATCTTGACGACTCCTTCGTTTGTCTTTTCGATCTCGATCTTCAGCTCTCTGGATCCCGCCAGAGATCCACCGGCCAGCAGCTCGATCGTCAGAAGGTCATCCTCATAGGTCGCCTCGTAGTCGATACCGGCGGTTGCCGGTGTGGATCCGTCTGCGAGATAAACTACGAGAGTCTCAGCGATCAGATCGCCGCCTCCTTTATAGGTCTTGTTGCCGTTGACAGTCAAAGTCCGGGCGATCGTTTCCTGCTCACTCTTGACTTTAACGTCGGCGATGGATGCGTCTGCACTCATGGCCCAGTAGCGGTAGCCATTGACCGGGCCGGCCGTTGAGAGCTTTGAAGGCGCGACTCTGATGCGTTCGCGGAGGCTGTCGTCATCTTCTTCGTCAGATCCTCCGGTTGTTACCTCGATATTGCTGACGCTGTCGATGTAGCCGATCAGATCGACGAGGACGTTGATGGATCCGACTGCGATGTCGTCGAAGTCCGTGCCGCCTCCTTCGCTTACTGCTTCGACGTCGACGTAGAGATCACCGGCTTCGATGACCGCCGTCTTTGTTGTCGCGAAGTAGCGCGTGTTGTCGCTCGTCGCTCTCGTGCCTTCCGGGATGATGATGTTCTCCGTGACGGCGCTCTTCATAGAAAAGCGCAGCACTGTCGTCGCTTCTGTTGGTGCCAGTCTTTCGACGCCTACGCGCTCGCCCAGAGCATCGAGAACTTCGCCGCGTGCATAGCGCAGCATCTTCTGACGCGCTGCATCATTTACTGCGTTATACATACCGACGAACAGCGGCACCAGAGCTTCGCCGAAGATCCTGCGCTCGTCGCCCGGATATAGGGGCTCAGAGACGCCGGCCTCCAGCGTGGTGATGACTTCCTCGAAAATGAGGTCGGCATCGGTTGTCATGAACTCGTTACTCATGCGTCGGCCTCCTTGTTGGTGTTAATGGTTGCTTTTATAACGAAGTGCCCGTTTTGAGCGTCTGCCGGTTCGACCTCGATGGCGTCGACCTCGGCTCTCGGCTCGTATGTGTTGAGCATCCACTCAGCGTCCTCGATGATCTCGTCGGCAGCTTGTGCGATCGGAGCGTCGAGGCTTGTGAAGCTGACGCCCTTCACTCTATCGTAGGGCACCTCACCGCGGGCGATCCGGATCAGATTATTGACGCAGACCGCCGGGTTGCTGTTGTTTTTGCTTAGCATGGCATCTCCTCCTCTCACTATTTAGAGATCTGTGAGGCATCCACCCAGCCGTAAACAGTTGAGCTACCGTCTGTGTGGATTACATGGTAGGGGTGCCGCGCCGATTTTGCTATTGCCGTTACCTTTGCCGGGCCTGCTTTGGGGCTTGCTCGGTATGAGGTAGCGGTGGAGCTTACATAGTGCGGGCCTCCTTTGAATTGCACGATGTCACCCAGAGCGATCGTGGAACTCGATGCGGCCGTTTTGGGGGCCGAGTTTACGGCTGAGTTTACGGTCTTTTTCGAGGCCTTGTCTGAGCTTGATGCGGTTACAGACGAGGCTGACTTTACAGAAGAGACTGCCGTCGCCACATCGTCCGCTACATAGGCATCGCTCTCCTCGAAGCTGAAGGTGAGCTTCATGCTCCTGAAGCGTCCGCTGTCGTCGATTTTTATGGCTGACGGCTTGACAGATGTGAGCAGCCAGTTCGGGCCGAACTTTCTGCCGCCGATCTTCAGGATGCCGGTCTGACCGATCCACGCCTCCCAGCTCTCGAACTCCTGCCGGACGTCTATGCCGAGCGCCGCGTTCAGGTTTGAAGAAAATGAGAGTGTTTTCGCTTTCATTCCTCGCTGGTTGGTTAGTGGAGAGCCTTCGACCGCGTTGTTGTTCTCGGCGTTTAGCTCGAAGCTGGTGCTGAGGCCGTCAAAATCGACTATGCGAGACGGAGAGACCTGCCACGTTTTTGTGCCTTTGTTTGTTTTGAAGGTTGCGATCGTTGCCATGTGGTGGCCTCCTTAATTCTTGGCCGCGGAGGTATTACTGCCACCCGACTCGACGCCACCATGGACGTGAGCGTTCACGCTCGTGAGGGTGTCGGTCTTGATGTCGTCAGCTGTGACCTTGCCGGTGACTGTGACGTCGCCGTGGATCGTTCCATACCACTCGCCGTCAGCGCGGCAGAAGATGATGCCGGTCTGATCCGGAAACAGTGCAAACACGACCTCCGTGCCTTTGTTAAGATTGCCCGCTTTGCCCCGGAGCTGTTCTGCTATGACCAGCGGCTTCGTCACGACGCCGTCGGCCTGCTCAGGAATGACGCGGGCCCTCGTGCTGTTTCCGTTTCCGTCAGCAGGGCCTTCGATGGTGCTGATCTTGCCCTTTTGAATATCTGCCATTTAATAGCCCTCCAATGGTTTCCGGAAAAATATTTTTGTTTCGCCCGTCAGGAAGTCGTGGCGGGTTCGCGTGACAAAGATCTTGCCGTTCCAGTTGCTCGCCTTCTCGGTCTTGATGTTGATCACGCTGGCCGCTGCTATTCCTCGCGACAGCTTCCGGCGGAAGTAGCCGGTGCGGGCGTTTTTATTAGCTGCACGGAGAAGGCCACGCGCGAAGCGTGCCGCCTCCGTATTGCTGGCGCACTCGATCGCCGACTTCGGTCTCAGGATCCGGCCGGTGTTTGCGGTGTTGTCGGAGAAGGATCCCCGGAAGGTTCCGCTGACGATTTCGGCGGATCCGTAGGACTGAGCAGAGTCGTCGAAGTATGTGAAGCGGCCATCGACTCCGATGGTGATGGTGTCGGCTGCCGCTTTGGCTTCCATCTGGTGTTCATCGTACATAATCAGAGCGCCGTCATATATGAGCATCGCGCAGCCTTCCAGCTGACAGCGGCGATGCAAGAACTCGAAGTCCGTCTGGCGTTCCTGCTTGATATACGAGTACATGCGATCGGTGACGTTGTAGGTTTTGAACTTCAGGCCGTGCTTTGTCGCGATGTCCTGACCGATCTGGAGCAGTCTCACGTCCTCCCACGACCGGCTGTTCACGTTTTCGCCTGATAGGGGCATAGACATTGCCCGGAGGGTGTAAAGCCCGTTTTCGGGTTGGATGCTGGTGACGTACATAACGCCGGTGTCATCCGCTCCGTCGACGAGCCGCACCTTTTCACCTCTCACGGGTTTCCATACGTTCCAGAGTCCTGCTGCGTCATTGAACCGGAGGAGGAGCTGGTCGCTCTTTTTTTCCGCATAGGTCTCATGCTCGCAGCGGTTGACGCTGATCTTGCTGGCGATGTCTATCCCTTCATAGTAGAGCTTCATCCGCCACGCCTCCATGGCGCCAGCGTTTCGGGCAGCTCTGCCTCGTCGAAGATCGGGATCTTCAGAAGAACAGACTCCTCGAAAATAATGACGTCGGCGTAGTCGGGGTTGTGCTCGATGATGTGGTGCGCCATCTTTTCGTTGTTATATACCTGAAGGGCCAGCTCGTCGAACGTGTCGCCGGCTCTTGTCCGGTATTTAATAAATGCTGACACGATCATACTCGCCGACCTCCTTCTGCCTGAGCCATTCTTCGAGCCAGTCGAAGAACTCGCTCGCGTGTTCCTTCAGGGCTGCGACGATGTCCTCCTTGTCGGTGTCGGTGCCTGCCTCCACCTGCGGAGCATACGTGAAGCCGCTGAAGTCGTAGTAGATGATGGTGGTCTCGGTCAGCTGTCCGAGGCTGAAGTCATCGAGCTCCATGAGCTTTCCCGCCTGAGCGATCAGGGGCGTCTCATTTGCTCCGGCCTCAGCTTCCTCCATTTGAAGTGATGCAGCTGTCGCTGCGTTCGCCCCGGCGTTCAGTTCGACATCGTCGAGAACTCCGAGAAGTTTGCCTGCCTGCTTCCAGTAGCCCACGTTTTCCTCGTGGTATGCAGGATCGAACGAGATGATCGCCTCCGTGCCTGCCTCGCCGGCGATGCTCATGCCATCGGTAAATCCGCCCGCGGCGAAGCGCGGTAGCGTCACCTTCGGAATGAGGTCAATTTCTAAGCCCACATGCTCGGCCACGGCGTTGATGCCCTTAATGATGCCGTTAATCATGTCGATGGCTCCGTTGATGACGGACTCGACCGTTGACGGGATCAAGTTGAAGATGCCCTTGAACATGCTGACGATGCCGTCCCATGCCTGCTCCCAGTTTCCGGAGAATACGCCGGAGATAAAGTTGATCAGGCCGCCGAAGATGGTCATCAGGTTGTCGATGATCGGCTGGATATTCGCCATGGCTCCGCCGAGCACGTCACTGAAAAGACTGGCGATGAACTGAAGGATCGGCTGGAGCGGTTCGAGGATGCCGATGATCAGCGATCCCAAAATGTCAATCAGAGGGCCGATGGCCATGAGAATGAGGTCGAGGATCGGCTGGAGCAGCATCAGGAATAGGTCGAGGATCGGGCCGAGCAGCGAGATGATTATATTGAGGATCGGCATCAATACGCCGAGGATCTCGATCAAAAGAGGCAGCACGGCGTCGATTATTTGGATCACGACCGGCAAAAGCGAGTTGATCAGCTCGATGATGACCGGCAGGATGGCCGAGAGTATATCAGCGAGCAGAGGTATCAGCATGCTCAGTAGGCTTATGATCACCGGCAAAACGGCCTCCGTGATTTCTGTGACCAGAGGCATCAGCGAGTCGAGCAGATCGAGCACGACCGGGAGGATCTGGTCGATAAAATCCATCAATATCGGCAAAATTGTGCTGATCAGATCTTTCAGCACGGGGAGGATCGCCTGCACGATTTCCAAAAAAATCGGCACGAGCTCGTGGATCAAGTCGATCACCACCGGGAGGATGGCGTCGATTATCTGAGAAAACAGAGGCATCAGTGAACTCAGCAGATCGCTGATCACCGGGAGGATGGTCTCCACGATTTTCATCAGCTCAGGGAGTAGGGCCTGAATGACGCTGACAATAAGTGGTAAAACGTCCTCGGCGATGAAAACGACGATCGGCATGAGCATCTCTGCCAGCTGAATGAGCACCGGCAGCACTGTGCTGATGATTTCCACCAGCGGCGGGATCAATTTTTCCGCGATGGCTGCCACCACTCTTACGATCGGAGGTACCAGCTGCGCGAGCAGAGGCCGATTTTTGCC